AATCATTGCGAGCAACATAAGCCAGACATACTTATTATTGATCAGTTAGATAAGGTAAATGTTCTTGGTAATTTTTCACGCACAGATGAGAAGTTACGGGCTGTGTACACAGGTGCAAGAGAGATAGCAAAGAGGCATGACTGTTGTGTCATAGCTATATCACAAGCATCAGCAGACGCACATGGTAAGACAAGCATATCATTTGATATGATGGAGAACTCTAAGACAGGTAAAGCCGCAGAGGCAGACTTGATCATAGGTATAGGTAAGCATGGTAGTCTTGATTCACTTGACACTACACGAGTATTGTGTATAAGTAAGAATAAGATATCAGGTTATCACGGAGAGATCACTTGTAATATTGAACCACAACTATCGAGGTACAGAGTATGATTACAGTTTTAGACGTAGAGACAAGTTTCGTTGAGCACAATGGTAAGACAGACCCGTTGCCATTCAATCCACACAACAAGTTAGTTAGTGTTGGTGCTAATGATGACTACTATTTTTTTTACCACAGAGACAGTGAGTTTGATGTACAAAAGAATCACAAAGACTTACAGGAAACATTAGACAAGACCACACTGCTAGTGGGACACAACATTAAGTTTGATTTAGTTTGGCTGTTAGAGTCTGGCTTCAAGTATGAGGGCAGGCTATATGACACAATGATAGCAGAGTATGTATTGCTTAGAGGTTTGCGTAAGCCTTTATCTCTTAAAGAGATATGCAAACGTAGAAGTATATCACAAAAATCAGATGCTGTAGATGATTACATGAAACAAAAAGTTTCCTTTGAGAACATACCTATAGATATTATAGAGGAGTATGGTAGACAAGATGTAATATCTACTAAGGCTTTGTTTGATTCACAGATAGCAGACTTTAAGAAAGAAGATAATAGAGGCTTACTTAAATCTGTTAAGATGATGAATGAGTTTCTACCTGTGCTTGGAGAGATGGAGAGAAATGGAATTAACATTGACATACCTGGACTTGATGAAGTTGAGATATTATTTAAAGAAGAGTTTGGCACTATCGCACAAAGAATTAAGCATATAATCTGGGAGCAGATGGGGGACACACCTTTAAATCCTTCAAGTGGTGAGCAATTATCTTGGTTAATATACTCTAGAAAAGTTATAGACAAAAAGAAATGGTCTGAAACTTTTAACATAGGTATAGATAAAAGTACCAAGAGAAAGAAAAAGCGTCCAATATTTTCTAAAGCAAAGTTTAAAGATGCTGTAGACACACAGACAAAATTTATTAAGAAGACTATTTCCACACACTGTGATACCTGTGACGGAGATGGTGTCATGCAGAGGGTAAAAGTTAATGGCGATCCTTACAAGAATATGTCAAAGTGTGACACATGTAGTGGGCATGGGGTAGTATACGCTAACTTAAATACTATTGCAGGGTTTCAGCAGAAGCCTGTTGGAGTATCCGAAGTTGCTGATGGTGGCTTTAAGACAGACAGAGACACACTTAAAAAAATATCTATGCGATCAGACGGAGACATAAAAGAATTTGTTGATTTGATTATTAGATACAATGCCATAGACACATACTTAAATACATTTGTGAATGGTATAAGAGATCATGTTAACGAAGATAGCATACTACATCCTAAATTTATGCAGTGTGTTACAGCAACAGCTAGACTTTCAAGTCGTGACCCTAACTTTCAAAACCAACCACGAGGTAATACCTTTCCTATTCGTAAGGTAATTACTTCTAGGTTTAATGGTGGCAGTATAGTAGAGATAGATTTTTCACAGCTAGAATTTAGAGCCGCTGTATTTTTAGCCCAAGATAAACAGGGCATGAAAGATATAGCAGATGGTGTAGATGTCCACCAGTTTACTGCAGATACTATAGGTGTATCTAGACAGGACGCAAAGGCACATACCTTTAAACCTTTATACGGAGGCATGTCAGGTACAGAAGATGAGAAGAGATACTACAAAGCATTCTTAGATAAGTACAAAGACATAGCAAAATGGCATGAAACATTACAGAGCACAGCAATACAATACAAAAAAATTAAAACACCATCAGGAAGAGAGTATGCTTTTCCTTATGCACAACGCATGGCATGGGGTGGATCTAGTTATTCGACACAAATTAAAAATTATCCTGTACAAGGTTTCGCTACAGCTGACATTGTTCCTATAGCTTGTATCAATGTGTATAATTTAATGCGTCAGCACAAGGTAAAAAGTTTAATGATTAATACTGTGCATGATTCTATAGTAGTAGATGTACATCCAGACGAGCACGATCAAATGATTTCTCTTTTAAATGAAGGAACTTCTAATGTTGTGCCATCTTTACGGAAATATTATGACATAGATTTTAATGTGCCCTTAGACACAGAGACAAAATCTGGCTCTAATTGGCTAAATATGGAGGTTGTTTAATAGTGATTTTATTTATTGACAATTTTACAAAAATAGTGTATAAGAATTTTAACAACAAACAAGGAGGACAATAAATGTCTAACAATGAAGTAGCAAATATAGACGGACTATCACAAGATCAGATCATGTCTATGATTGGACAAGAGAAATCATCTACTGGTAACTTCTTACCGAAGCTAGCCATAAATAGATTTCCAGAGAATGACGATGGTGCGGAAGTACCAGTAGGATCATACGGTGTGTATGTTCCTGAACTAGATAGCATGGCTTATGGAAAGCCCGTAACCTTTAGGCCATTCATGAATGCATACCAGTACATGAAGTATGATGCAGAAAAGAATGAGTACAGTAACAGAAGTATTATCTTTAAGTCTTGGAAAGATGAGGCTATAGATATACAAGGTGGTACTAGATGTGGCAAGGTTCCAGCAAAAGAACTTGCTAATGTTTCTGAAGAAGAAAGAGCTAGGCAGAAAGCCATTAAGTGTTATCGTTTGGTTTATGGTTTAGTTTCTTTTACTGGAGTACTACCAGGTGGAGAGGCAGCAGAGGTAAAAGAGTTACCTGTGTTATGGAAAGTAACAGGCAGTAACTTTAAACCTGTAGGTGAGGCTATAGAAAGTCTTAGACGCAGAGGTAAAGTAATGTTTAATCACACACTAGATCTTAAAACTATGAAGAAGAAAGCAGGAAGTAATGTATTCTATGTATCAAATATATCTGTTAATCCAGAAGAAGTTTCGTTCAGTGATAAAGAAAAAGAGATTCTCTTATCTTTCCAAGATGTTATCAACACTGAAAACGAAGAGGTAGTAGAGCTTTGGCGTAGTGCTAAGAAGACTTCACCTGAAAAAGCAGATGCAAAAATTATAGATGTAGTAGATAGTCTAGAGGACGATCCTATAGAAGTTCTTTCTGCATGAGTTCAGACATCCTAGAAAAAGTAAGGGTGTTCTTAGAGTCTGCTAATAAAGACTCAGTAGAGGTATCCGATGAATTGATAGACCAGTTTGGTGACGCTTGTAAGGAATCATTCCGTAAGCAATTCACTGACCAAAGAAAAAAAGAGTTTGGTCTTAGGGCATCAAGCATCGGACGACCTCTGTGTCAACTGCAGATGGAGAAGAAAGGTATCAAGGGTGAGTCGCAACCTTATAATGTTAAGATGAGAAATCTATTTGGAGATCTTATAGAGCAGGCGGCAATGATTATTATGAAGGCATCAGGTGTAGTAATACAATCAGAGCAGACTAAGATAGAGTATAAGTTAGATGCAGTTACAGTCAATGGTACACTTGATGTAGAGATTGAAGATAAAGTATGGGATATTAAAAGTGCATCGCCATGGTCATTCGTTAATAAGTTTGGAGAGAATGGTGGCTTCCATGCAGTGGCACAGGATGATTTGTTTGGCTACCTAACACAAGGCTATATGTATGCCGAGTCTAGACAAAAACCTTTTGGTGGTTGGATAGTTATTAATAAATCTACAGGTGAGTGGGTTGTTACCGAAGCACCTATAGCAGATGATGAGTACAAAGAAAATGCTATTAGTATTATAGATAATAATATTAGAGCTATAACTTTAGATAAAAAATTTGAAAGATGTTTCAAAGCCGAAGACGAATACTTTAGAAAGAACAAGACAGGCAATAAAGTATTAGGTACGGCATGTGGTTTCTGCCCCTACAAGTTTCCTTGTTGGGGAGAAAACTTGCAAATGCTGCCACAACAGCAATCGCAAGCTAAAAACCCTAAGTGGGTTTGGTACACTGAGGTCAATAATCCGAGGGTAGATGATGGCTTCTAGTGTACGCAGTCGAAAAGCCAAGGGGCGAAGGCTACAAAACTGGGTTAGGGACGCACTTCTCGGTGCGTTCCCTAGCTTAAAAATAAATACAGATGTATGGTGTGCTATCATGGGAGAGTCAGGCATAGACATCAAACTATCTGAGAAAGCCCAGAAGATATTCCCATTCTCTATTGAATGTAAGAATAAAGAAACATGGAAAGGATTGTATGATTCGTATGACCAATCTATTTCTAATGCTAATCTAGAACCTGCTGTTGTATTAAAAATGAATAGTAGGAAACCCCTTATTGTACTTGACTTTGAATCATTCTTAAGTATAATAAAACAGAACAACAAAGGAGAATAATATGGTAACATTTTACAATCAAATAACAGACGAAGAGATAGACATTATGGCAGAGAAAGTAGAAGAAGAACAACAGGCTGCTGTACATGACCTACAGATAAAAAGAAAAAAAGCAATAGAATCTGGTGTAAGTAAAGATGATGAAGAGGTAAAAGCAATAGACCTACAGATTGAATTAATATAATGAGTGACTACACTGAAGACGATGTTGTAGATATATTTTCATCTGTATCTATAGTTATAGCACCACACAAAAAGGGATTTACTTGTGGCATAATAGATCCTACTCCACCTGCACAAAGAGATATATGCTCTTACATAGCTAAAGGTATAGTAGAATATGTGACAGAAAATCCAGATGTTATATACGAAAAAGGTATAGACGCATTCTATGGTGACGACATACAAATAAAAGAAGTGAAAAGCACAGGCAATGTAATTGATCTTTTTAAATTTAAAAAAGGAGACTTAAATTAATGACAACACATTTAGTAATAGGTGACCCTCACTGTACCCCAGCCGCCAGCAATGAAAGATTTACTTGGGCAGGACGCATGGCTAAAGATATAGGTGCAGATAAAATAATATGTATGGGAGACTTTGCTAGCATGGATTCTTTATCTAGTTGGGACAGAGGTAAGAAGTCCTTTCAAGGTAGAAGATATCGTAAGGATATAGATCATGCACATCAAGCTCTAGAGTTATTCAATACAGGCATGGGCAATCACAAAGCTGAAATGCATATGACACTAGGCAATCATGAAGATCGTATAGATCGTATGGTCGAAGATAACCCAGAACTTGAAGGTACTATATCTATTGATGACCTAGACTATCCAAGCTATGGCTGGAATGAGTACACCTATAGGTATCCTGTAGTTATAGACGGCATACATTACTCACATAACTTTCCCAGTGGCTTGATGGGTTCGGCTATCTCTGGAGAGAATATAGCTAGAACATTACTCAATAAAAACAAAGTGTCATCTACTGTAGGACACTGCCACCTACTAGACTATGCTATAGGTGCATACCCTACAGGTAAAAAGATAATGGGATTATCTGCAGGTTGCTACTTGACACACAAAGAATCATACGCATATAATACCCAACGTATGTGGTGGAGTGGACTAATAGTTAAACGTAATGTTAAAGGCGGAGAGTATGATATAGAAATGGTAAACACTAAAGAGGTAAAGAGAAGATATGGAAGATCCAGTAAATAATCCCAATCACTATAGGCAGTCATCTACAGAGACTATTGATATTATCAAAGCCTCTATGACTACAGAAGAGTATCATGGTTATCTTAAAGGTGCATGCATGAAGTATATGGCTAGGTATAAATACAAAGGTAATCCCATACAAGACTTAGAAAAAGCTAACTGGTATTTGATTAAATTAATAGAGGAGATAAAAAATGTTTAGACCTAAACACAAACACTTACTTATATATGCAAAGATAAATAAATTTCCTAATGATAGTGAAGAAGATATAGTAATTAAGTTTATGGAAAGACTAGTAAAAAAAATAGAAATGAAAGTAATTGGTGGTCCAATAGCAAGCTATGTATCAGATCAAGGCAATGTAGGTTGGACTTCTGCTGCACTTTTAAGTACTAGTCATGTGGCCATGCACATATGGAATGAGTGGGGAACTATGCAACTAGATGTTTACTCTTGTAAAGAATTTGATGAGAGAACGGTGATCTCACATATCAAAGAAACATTTGATGCTAGTATGATTAAATTCAGAGTACTAAATAGAGACGGGGGACTTAACGATGAAGAAGGATTAAAGATACAGAACTATAACTAAAATTTTAATAAAGGAGAAAGACATGGCAGATAAAACTACAGAAGAACAAATGAAAGAAGCTAACAATTTAGCAGAGAGACAGTATATAATATCAGGCTCTCAAGTACAAAGCATATTAAGATATCTATTTACTAGACCTTATGGTGAAGTAGTACAAGGTATTGAGGTATTGTCCAGAGGATTAAAGGAACTAGATCCAAATCTTGGGGCTGACTTTGTAGCAAAGAATGCAGATGGCAAAAAATAAATCTCATCTCTTTGGAATGAATATCTCTTTGACTGGTTCAAATGAGATAGCAGTTGACCTTGATTACCCAGATCCAAGTTTAGTTCTTCAAGAACTTAATGGCATAGAAGAAAAGATACATGCCAATATTTTATCTGCGGTAATCAGGCATTGCAAAAGTAATGCAGAAAAACTTAATTACGAAATAAAAGATTTAATAGAAAGGTTATAATGGATAACGTGGCTAGATTAGAAGTACCAAATAGAATGAGAAGTAATACTGTGCGTATGGACATAGATGATAGAAGAGTAGTGGCTATAGTAGACTACACTATTAACGATGAAGGCATTACGCCTATGGCTATTTGGGTTAAGATAAAACCAAATGAAAGTACTCTGGACAGAGAACTTAGAGCATCTGGAAAGGCAGTGTCTTTACTGTTGCAGTATGGATGCAGTCTCAAAGAGATAGCAGAAACATTTACTAAAGACTCTATCATAGGTGCAGCTGTTGTGTACATACACAAACACATAGAGAGCATACTATCTGGAGAAGACTTAGAGGGTAAGATACCTAAATTAAGTACAGATCCCTATAAGATTAAGGAGTAATTATACTTCGTCTTTACCCATTAAAGGTTGAACTTTTTCCTCTGGAATTATTTCAACTTCTGGTGGGTTTAATAGCTCATCATAATAAGTGTTATCTCCACCCTCAATATAATCCATAATAGATTTTCTTAAGTCTTTATTTGTAGTGTCTATCCCTTGATCTTGTAATCTTTCAATTAAAATTAAAGTATCGGCACTTCCTATTTTTGGATCTGGTACCTTATCATTTCCAGTTATAGCTGCCCTATCAGTTCCATCCTCATTTTTAAATTCACTAACTGTATCTTTTGATAAATCCACATTAGAATCATCACTAACTTTAGACATTAATCCTTTCAATGCTTCGTTATTTATCACAGTAAATTTACCCTTACCTGTAGGTACTATCATTTCCATGCCTTTTTCACCAACAACTACTGGTCTGTCTATAATTTTATCTTCAAATCCTTCTTGTGCATATGCAATAGGGTTTGATCCTAGCCCTTGTGCTACATCCTTTTTAACTTGATTGCCAGTTTGTTTTATAGCTGTAGTTTCCTCAGAAGACTTAACTGTTTGGTTTCTTTCTCCTGTCATGGGTGCTGATTTTTCTCTAGATCGTGCCATAATTAAATTAGAATCTACTATGTAATCAGATTGTTGCATGTTAACTAGAGCAGGCATAGCTTTTTGCCTTGGTGCAGTGGGCATTATGTTTGTTCCTGGAGTCATAATTGCTTTAGTTACAGGTGAGGGAGTCAGGCTTTTATCTAACTCTCTTTGTGTAAATATTTTTTTTGGTGCTAGTGTGTCTACCATTTTTTCTTTCCTATTGTAATAACGGGTTATTTAATTTTGTTTTTAATTCTTCTAACTTAGCTTCAAGATAGTCTAACGCAGCCCGATTAATTTTAATGTCTGCCTTTAATCCTTCTATGCTTTTGTTAACCTCTGTAAGATCTACTGTTTGGTTAACTGTAAATTTTTTATTTTCTATAGCGTCTAGTCTTTGGTTAAACGTACCCCAAGTATAGAATCCACCTCCGATTGTACAAATCAAAGTTATAAGTAGCCCTACTTTTTGTAATTTTTCAATCATTGTCTTGCCTCCATTAATGCTTTTAATTTATAATATGCTTTATCTGTTTTATCACGAGCCACATTTACTTTTATGTTATGTTGTGCAATAGGATCTGTAGAACCTAATGACACTTGGTTGTTATAAATAGTTTTATCATATCCTGCCAATACTATCTGTTTAAAAAAATCTTGATTGCCTTTAGGCAACTGACGATTATCAAAGATAGCTTGGTTAATTGTACCATAACTAGATATGTCTACTTGATTAGATACCATAGCTCTGTTTACTAACTCATTAACTACTAATAAAGTAGCTTCTACTTTTTCTATTTGGCTCTGTACTTTGCCATCAATATATTTTTCAACTGCAACTACATCAACAGATACTTCTGGTTGCTCTTCAGTTACTTCAGGTTCTTCTTCAACAACTTCAACTATATCTTCTTCCACTGGTTCTTCAGTAGGTTCAGGTCGTTCTTCTTCAACGTCTGCCTCGACAACTTCTTCTTGTTTTGGACTATCTGTTTCTTGAATTGGTTGCTCTGCAACAACTTCTTCGCTACTGGGTTGCTCTTCAATTGGCTCATCATTTTGCTCCACAATTTCAACAGCATCGGTCTCTGGTTCTGGAGCTGGGGGTTCATCTTCAACTCTTGTTTCCATAACTGGGTCAGGATCGTATGCATCTATAATTTCCTCTGTAGTAAATTCTTCTATTGGTGCGTCTTCAACCATAGACATTTCAACTGGTATAGATAAGACCTCTATAGTCTCTACATCAGGTACCATATCAATAGTTTCAATACTTAATATTTCTATTTCAATTTGAGGTTCTTCAACCTCTATAATCTTAGGCTCGTATATTATTACTGGTAACTCTAATTCAGGCTCTTTAAAATCTTCAAAGATATATTCTAAATCATCTTCTATATTTACAATAGTCTCACCAATATCTTCAACTGCTTGCGGACAGGTACTAGGATTAAACTCCCAACAGTATTTAACTGTAGTGTTGCTTACCTGCGATATAGTGTTCTCAATCTTA